CGGAAACCAAGATCGAACTCGGCGCAGCGCAGCCGCCCGTGAAGAAGAGGCGCGGTCGCCCCGCGAAGTCCAACGCTCAACGCGTCCGTGAGTTGAGCAACGCAGGGTTCACGCCGAAACAGATCGCGGCCAAGACCGGCGTTAGCGTGCAGCAGGTGTACGTGGTGCGCCACACGGAGAAGCGGCGCAAAGAGAAAGAACTGGCTTCAAAGTCGCGCGTCGTTGGGAAGCCCTTTGCGCCTGCCCCAGTCAAGATCGAGGGGGCGAAGATCCCTTACGACACCGTGACGGTGGCTGCTGAAGCACCTAAACCTACGTTCTGGCAGCGGGTCAAGGCCGTGTTTTTCCCCCAGTAAACATACAAGGAGAACGAGATGCGAGATAAGAGAGAGTTTTTCCGATTCGACCACCCCAAGGACATCATGATCGGCAAGGGACGTATCGTCTACGAACCGTCTTACGAGACGTGGATTCTGCCGGGGGGTATCCGCACCCGCGATCAGGCTCGTGCCGAGTTAATGGCAAAGACCATCAACGAGATCACGCTTCGGCAGGAGGAATCCAAGCGGAAGGCGGTGCGTAAATGAGCACACCCACGCTACACCCTAAGGCGCTCATGCGCCACGCCCACGAACTGTGGAACTCTCCGCTGGTCCCTGCAGAGACCAACAAACACAACCGCAAAGCCTGGGTACGCAGCGTGATACGCCTCGGTGATCGGTGGCTGTTGGCACGCAAGGTAGGGAGGGTGCAATGAGCAAGCTGCCAAAAGGTTTAGACCAACAAGGTCGGCACCCGGAGGCAGCGGAAGCTGCCACGGAAATTGGCGTGGAAGACCTGCCCGAAGCAGTCGGCAGTGTGGTGCTGCTGGCTGTGGTCGTGATTGTTGTGATTGCAGTGGTTGCCTTGCTTGCGGGGTACTACGCATGAACGACCTTCCGCGAACCCCGTGGTTCGGTGCGCTGGAATACCCAGTACGCGAAGGTGTGTACGAGCGCAAGCTGTTCGACCACCACAATGCAGATCCCTTGATTGTTTACTCCTACTGGGATGGCAAGCAGTGGTATGTCGGTACGTACGCACCTGAAGATGCTATGGCTATGGCCGAGAAGTACGGCCCGACGATGACCCTATACCGCGAATGGCGCGGACTAATCAAGGAGAACGAAGATGAAAGTTGAAGTAACTGAAGCACAAGTGGTAAACGACATGGGCGTGGTAGCCAGAGTGTTGTTGGTAGACGAGAACGTAGTACAGATAAACATCAAACAGGTCACCGGCTGGAACGACTGGATCGAAGTCTACGAGGCGGTCAAGCGCATCATGATGCTGATGGAGGTGAAGCAATGATTGATACCGGAGGACCGGCGTTCCCGTTCGTCTTTGACGATACGGCCACGCGCAGTCGGCAGATCTATACAGGCATGAGTATTCGAGATTACTTCGCCGCCAAGGTGGTTCAGGGGCTCTGGGCGAACGCAACTGCACTTGCACAAATGCCAGCGGGCACAGAGGCTGAATCGATTGCGAGTGTGGCCTACGATGTGGCAGACGCAATGCTGAAGGAGCGGAGCAAATGACTAACAAGTACCACGACTCCGTTACCCACGGGCTTGTTGAGGAGTTACTCCAGACGATCTATCGGTACAGCGACACGATGCTTGTCGCCACTGCTGTGGGCTGTTTGGAACTGGCAAAGATGCAACTGATTGCAGAACAAGAGGAGTTGGACGATGACTGACTCCCAATTCCAAGCACTGTGCAACACCTACGGTTTCGCCCCCAGCAGGGCACTGCGGGAGTTGCTGGATACAGCAATCGGTCAGGCTGCTGTTGTGCGTAACTCCATTGCGTACATCAAGGAACTGGAGATGCTAAATCACCAAGCATTGGAGGCACTGAAGATGATGCGGGACAAATACGGCGAGTATGCCTGCCCCGCGTGTGACCACGCGGATGCTGCGATCTCTGCGTTGAAGGGGGTGAAATGACACAACCTACCGCCCTGCGGTTGGCTGATGCGCTGCTCAAATACCTTGGCGGAAACACAGCATCGCAAGCCGCCGCCGAACTGCGCCAATTGCACGAAGCAAACGAAGCGTTTGGCAAACGACAGGAATGGTGGAACGAACGCATGTTTGTGCTTGAACAACAGCGTGATGCGCTGCTGTCGCTGCTAGGCAGCATTCGCGGTTGGGACGTACTGGACGCAACTGCGGATGGGGCGTACTGGAAACGCGAGATCGACTCCGCCATCAAGGCAGCAAGGGAGAACACATGACCCGAATTCACTACTGGTGCCCGGTGTACCGGGCGTATGTCTATGCCTTGGTGCCGACCGAGGTTGCTTTCAAACTGATGGGGTGGGTATGACCACACTACGCGAAGCCGTGATTACGATTTGGTGGATTCTTGTGCTGGCGTGTTGTGTGGTGGGCATCGTGGTTGGATTAAGCGCAGTCATGCCGCCGCGAGAAGTGCGACTGAGCCAGAAAGAAGTTGACTTCCACTTCGCGTGTGTGGAAGTCAAGGGCCGCGCCGTATGGAACGGAAGACATTGGGAGTGCTTGAAATGACACCCCTGAGAACCGCCGCCCAGCAGGCGATTGCGCTGATATGCAGCGCCAGACTTTGCGAAGTCAACAGCATGAGCAGCAGGCAAGAAATGCTCCGCTTGCTGATCGAAGCTACCGACACCCTCCGCGCCGCGCTGACAGAGGATGCCCTGCAACGCTTCACCGATGTGAACCAAGAGATTGAGGCCGCGCTGGCAGAGCCGGTGCAGGAGCCGTATGCATGGATGGCTGTCGGCGGAACTGTCTGGCGACACAAGTCTAGTCAAGACGATGTCCCTCTCTACACCACCTCACCCCAGCGCAAGCCGCTGACGGAGGAGGAGATTTACGGCATGTACAGCGAACCGAGCAGTGACGCCGAAATGGTTGAGTTTGCCCGCGCCGTCGAGCGGACGCATGGGATCACATGAACCCTAAACAATTCCTCCGCCGTTGCTTCGCATGCAACAAGGATCTACCTGAACACACTGGCAGTAGTAAGCCCCGTGGGTTGTGGCGCTGCGCTGCCTGTACACAAAAGAGTAAGCAATGAAATACGAACAAGCCAAACCTCTCGTTGAGCGGTTGATGGACATCTGCGTCCTGTACCACGGAGCACCAACGCTGCTGCGGGAGAAGATCTATACAGCCATTGAATTTCACATCCCGCATATGGATCAAGGCTGTCTTGAGCGTGGCTGCGCTTGTGCTGATGACTGGAGGAAGAATGAGTAAACAAATTGCCGAGCACACAGCCCGGTTCGACATCGCAGCGCTTCGCGTGTTTGGACGCAGTGCCCCACCACCTGAAGGTGTCATCACTCCGCTACTGCTCAAGGCAGCAGACGACATGGAGAAGATGTTGGAGGAGTTGCTTGAACTACGTGCAAAGGAGAAGAAATGAGCAAAGATGACATCATCCGCATGGCGCGGGAAGCGGGTTTCGCTGTAGAGGATGGTGGCGTTTACACCCCAGACGCATACGGACCCGGCGATGTTACGCAGTTGGTGAAACGCTTCGCCGCCCTTGTTTACGAGTCAATATTCCGTGACGCAAACATCGCCGCTTCACGGACGATATTGGATGCGGCAGTTCTGGAAGAACGAGAAGCCTGCGCGAAGGTGTGTGAAGCCAGAGCCGACGAGGAAGTCGGCATGGCGTATGCAGGGATCGCACTTGACTGCGCCGCCGCCATCCGCGCAAGGAGTAACACATGAGATACGAAGCTCAAGACTTCGCCCGCTGTGCGGGTAACCCATGCTTTGAATACTGCAACGCATGTAAACGTAATCTCAAGAACTCTCCGGTTCACCCGGAGGCAACCCATCAGTGGCACATGGGGCCGTGGATCATGGAAGATGAGAAGTGCCCGTCATTTACGGAGATGAAGGAGGATGTTTAAGTGTCCCGAGTGCGGAGTGTGGACGGAGGTGATAGACACGCGAGTGAGGGCCGATGGCTCGCGCCGCCGTCGTTACCAGTGCGGGAACCTGCACAAGTTCTGGACAGAGGAACGCATAACCCCTGGCCCTTCCTCTACAGCTACCGCCAAGACGGAAGCGTTACAAAAAATCGAGGAAGAAAAACAACGCGTTATGCTGAAGCTGAAAGTATGGGAGAAGCCCTAATATGAGTGCAAATGAGACACAGGTGGGGGGAACCCACTACAAACAGTTCCAGTATGAAACCTGGGACGTGATCCTAGACTGGCAGCTCGGGTATCTTGACGGCAACGCAGTCAAATATCTCAGCCGTTGGAGACATAAAAACGGAGTGCAAGATCTGAAGAAGGCTGCGCATTACATCCAAAAGCTCATCGAGGTGGAGGAGTCCCGTGCCGCTTGAGGTCATAAGAAAACTTCTTGTAGCACGCAAGCCGAAGTCCGTGCTCGAAATCAAGGACGCCGACCCTGATTGGTCACCATTGCGCCACTGCGTTGCACACGATGTCGAGTGGACTATGGCGGACGATCTAGCTGCGTGGAAGCCTCAGAGCAAGTACGACGTTGGGTTGATTGGTCGGGTGCTTGAGCGTTTCAGTGTGTCCGACGCCCTGTTTCTGATGCACCGGATGTCCGAGTGCTGCAGCACGGTGGTTCTGCGTGTAAAACGAAGCAGTGAACTCGTCGCCGCGCTGCCCGCACCGCAAGAGATGTACGTGGAGGACGACATCGGTGTTTATGTATATACAAGTACAAGCGCCGAAGCCGCACCGCTGCCCACCATCTTCGTGAACATCGCTTCGTACCGTGATGACCATGAACTGTGGGCGACGGTCGAAGATGCAGTAGCCAAGGCCGAGCACCCTGAACGACTGCGGTTTGCCGTAGTTGATCAGACCGTGTACCCTGCCCGAGAAGATAAGCTGGCGTTGGCCGCACCTGCGCAGATCGAGTATCTGTTTGTGGACTACAAGTTCAGCCGTGGCCCTTGTTGGGCACGAGCGGTGGGGTTCACGCTTTTGTACGACGAGGACTACGCGCTACAGGTCGATTCACATTCGCGGTTCGATCCCGGATGGGATACATGGTTTATACAAACAATAGAACGCTTGAGGTCCAAGTCAAGCAAGCCTTACCTGTCCATGATGCCGTATGGGTTCACCTATGAGAACAACAAGGTGAAGCTGGATCGCTGGGGCTCAGCAACCGTAGGGCAGAAGCCCGCCCAAGATGGGCCGATGAGCGCCGTGGCTATCAACTATGCGGGTGCGATATGCGCACACGCCGATGATCTGGAGGGTAGCCGTATATCTGCAGGCTGCGTGTTCGCTCCTGCAGACCTGTTCAGGCAAGTGTTGATTGACCCGGCCCTGTACTTCTACGGTGAGGAGCACAACTTCACGGTACGTGCTTTCACCCACGGGTGGGATCTGTTCTTCGTTGCAGGACAACCTGTCTTCCACCTGTTCAATGATACGAAGTGCTCCGTCCGTGCGCCGCATTGGAACGAGGGGGATGACAAACAGCGGGCTAAGCGCTGGTGGACATACGATGAGCAGTCAAACAAGCGGCTGAAAAGTTTGCTGGTGGGCGGGGCAAACCTTGGGGCTTACGGGCTCGGCACTGCACGTACCCTAGCTGATTACGCTGACAAGTTTGGCATCGACTACCCGAACATGCGCGTGCGCGATGGCTTCGGGGAAAAGAAACAACCTGAGAACTCGGAGAACGAACAACATGGACCTGATAACTCTTGACTTTGAAACGTACTACGACAGGGAGTTCAGCCTCACGAAACTTACAACTGAAGAGTACATACGCGATAAACGGTTTGAGGTTATCGGCGTGGGGCTCAAGGTCAACAACGGCGTAGTGGAGTGGGCAAGTGGGACTGAACAGCAGATCAAAGATTGGTTACTCCAGTTTGACTGGGAAAACTCTATGGCGTTGGCTCATAACGCTATGTTTGATGGGGCCATTCTGGCTTGGCGGTTTGGCATTCTGCCTAACCTATGGCTTGATACTCTGTGCATGGGGCGGGCTCTGCACGGTGTGGAAGTCAGTAACTCCCTGGCAGCGTTAGCGCAGCGCGAGGGGCTCGGCACCAAGGGCGTGGAGGTGCTGACCGTAGCGGGTATGCGCCGCGAGGACTTCTCCAAGGAGCGGCTGGCTCGGTACGGGGACTACTGCGTCACCGACGTGGAGCTTACGTACCTGCTGTTCAAGAAGTTCTTACCCCTGTTCCCCAAGAAAGAACTGAAGCTCATAGATACAACGCTTCGTATGTTCATTGAACCTACGCTGCGGCTGGACAAGGATCTTTTGCAAGAGCACCTGCAGAGTATTCAGGAACAGAAGTCCAAGTTGCTGGCCGACAGTGGTGTGGAAGCATCGGATCTGATGAGCAACCCAAAGTTCGCAGAGGTGTTGGCCAATCTTGGTGTAACGCCGCCGAGGAAGACGAGTCTGACCACAGGTAAAGAAACGCATGCGTTTGCCAAGAACGACGAAGACTTCATCGCATTGCTCCATCATCCGGACTGGCGCGTGCAAGGGTTGGTATCGGCACGTCTTGGAATGAAGTCAACGCTGGAAGAGACTCGCACCCAACGGTTCATTGACATAGCCGAGCGGGGCGCACTGCCGGTGCCGATCAAGTATTACGCAGCGCACACGGGGCGGTTCGGCGGGGACGACAAGATCAACCTGCAGAACCTGCCGAGCCGAGGAGAGAACGCGGGGAAGCTGAAGAGCGCCATCCTCGCGCCCGAAGGGTACAGCATCATTGACTCCGACTCCTCACAGATTGAGGCACGGGTGCTGGCGTGGCTTGCAGGGCAGGAGGATCTGCTGGAGGTGTTCAGAAAGAACAACGAGGAGATCCTGGCGGGCGTACCCAAGAAACAGTTTAAGCACGACCCGTACAAGCTGATGGCATCACAAATTTACGGTAAGCCAACCACCGAGATCACAGACCCTGAACGGTTTGTAGGTAAGACAACGATCCTTGGTGCCGGGTACGGTATGGGCGCGGTGAAGTTTCACGCCCAGTTAAGGGGCTCAGAGGCGAACGTGGATCTGGACGAAGCCCGCCGAATCGTGGAGGTATACCGGAAGTCAAACCCGGCGATCACCGGTTTGTGGCGACAGGCGCAGCTCATGCTGGTCGCGATGCTGCGGGACGAGCCGGCCATGCTGGGGCGCTCCGGTGTGCTGTCAATAGTGCCCGTGGAGAAAGCAATCCTGTTGCCTAGCAAGCTGATGCTGCGGTACGATGACCTGAAGGCGCAGGAGGGTGAGAAGGGGATCGAGTTCACCTACAAGACCCGTAAGGGGCGCACCCGCATTTACGGCGGGAAGGTCATCGAGAACGTCTGCCAAGCCATTGCCCGCTGCATCATCGGGGAACAGATGCTGCGCATTGCCATGAAGTACAAAGTTGTGCTGACAGTGCATGACGCTATCGCGTGCATCTGCAGAGACGAAGAAGTAAATGAAGCTCGGGCGTATGTTGAAGAATGTATGCGGTGGGTGCCGAAGTGGGCAGGAGGACTGCCTGTTAACTGTGAAAGCGGAGTAGGAAAAAGTTATGGCGACTGCTGAGATCGTGGACTACGCTATGCCTCTGATGAACATCGAGCGCATGGCCAAACAACTGTATAACGAATGCCTGGAGGATGATCTCCCGGCTGCGGAAGAGACCGCCCTGCGGATGGGTGTAGAGGTACGAGTGCTTCAGGCTACCCTTGCGATCATGCAAAACAAGGAAATGCCGCGATGAGCACGAGCCGCTGGTCATACAGCAGCCTGAAACTTTTTGAACAGTGCCCTCGAAAGTATTACCACCTGCGGGTGGTCAAGGACTTCAAGGAGCCTGAGTCAGAAGCAATGATGTACGGCACGCGGTTCCACGAAGCTGCGGAGTTCTACATCAAGGAAGACCGCCCACTCCCCCCGTACTTCACCTTTGTCAAAGGTGCTTTGGACAACCTGAAGCACATCAAGGGGGAGAAGCTGTGCGAATACGAGATGGGGATTACGGAAGACCTGCAGCCCTGTGCGTTCAACGCACCCAATGTTTGGTTCCGTGGGATTGCTGACCTGCTGATTCTGGATCGGGAGTCAGGAGAGGCAAGGATCGTTGACTACAAGACTGGCAAGTCTTCCAAGTACGCGGACCCGGATCAGTTGGAGTTGATGTCCCTGTGCGTGTTCAAGCACTTCCCCGAGATCAAGAAGGTGCGCTCCGGCCTGCTGTTCGTGGTGTGCAACGCATTCGTGAAGAGCAAGTGCGAATCCACCCAGCAAGATACGCTCTGGAAGAAGTGGACAGACAAGCACGACAAACTAAAATTTGCCGTGAGCCACGACGTGTGGAACCCCAAGCCTTCCGGTCTTTGCCGAAAGCACTGCGTGGTGACGAGCTGCCCGCACAACGGAAAGAACTGACATGCCCTACACCAAGTCCCCCCGCCCGTACAAACACGAGTACGACATGCAGCAGCAGCGCGGCGAACACGAAGACCGCATGGAGCGGCAGCGTGCCCGGAGGGCGATGGATAAGAAGGGTGTCAACCGCAAAGGTAAAGATGTTTCTCACGTGAAAGCGTTGGCACGCGGTGGGACTAACGCTGACGGCTACAAGCTGGAGTCTCCGAAGGCAAACCGCAGCAGGAATCTGCACAAAAAAGGCGAAAAAGCCACTTGACGTGCCAGCGCGGTAGCGCTACATTGGATTTGTCTGCGGTGGCAGATCCCCTGTAAGGTGTGGGTGGGGGGCAGCGGTCTTCCGAGGGACCGATAACTACACCAGTCGGCACGAGAATCCTTTCTCCTCTCGGGAACCGATAAGCAGACGGCGGAACAGCTAACCCTGTTCTGCCTGTTCTGCCATTCCAACAAGGTACGAGATGCAAATCATTGACAACAAAGCGCTGCTCTTGACACTGCGTGACCCTACCAAAGTTACGTCAGTCATCCCAAAGAGCAAGGTGGTCGGCGCTAACAAGGTGGCGGTGCATTGGGGTCTGGACGAGGCACAGGTGCTGAAGAACCTGAAGATCAAGAACGTGCCGTCCCCCATCCTCAAAGAGTACGACTGGCCTGGGCTGCACGCCCCCTTTGAACACCAGAAGACAACCGCAGCGTTCCTGACATTGAACAAGCGGGCGTTCTGCCTCAACGAGCAGGGCACCGGCAAGACTGGCAGCGTCATCTGGGCAGCAGACTACCTGATGAAGAAGGGCCGAATCCGGCGCGTGCTGGTGGTGTGCCCCCTGTCTATTATGGACTCGGCATGGCGTGCGGACCTGTTCAAGTTCGCAATGCACAGGTCGGTGGATGTGGCTTACGGGTCAGCAACCAAGCGCAAGGAAGTTATCGCAAGCCAGACAGAGTTCGTCATCGTCAACTTTGATGGTCTGGAGATCATTGCCGAGGACGTTGCAGCGGGCGGGTTCGACCTCGTGGTGGTTGACGAAGCCAACGCATACAAGAATGTGCAGACCAAAAGATGGAAAACGCTCAACAAACTGCTGCGTCCTGATACGTGGTTGTGGATGCTGACAGGAACTCCCGCAGCGCAGTCCCCTATGGATGCCTACGGTTTAGCTAAGTTGGTCAATCCGTTAGCTGTGCCGAAGTTCTTCTCCTCCTTCCGCGACATGGTGATGTTCAAGGCGACCCAGTTCCGCTGGATACCCAAGCCGACCGCCACGCAGACGGTGTTCAACGCCCTGCAGCCAGCCATCAGGTTCACCAAAGCCG